AGTTAATACTGTTAATGAGAAGGGTTCTCTTGTTGAAATAGAATTTGATGTAGGTACTAGAGAATATAAAGTTGTAAGAGGAATTAAACCAAATACCTTCGAGATATGGGTGGATGGTGTAATGTTGAATCAGAATGCAGCTGCTGCAGATCAACAGAAGTATCTTGAAAATAATATTCTTAAATTAAATTATAAATCTTTTACACAAATAGTTGTTTTAGGGTCTAGTTCTTTTGTTCCTTTTATGCAATTGAGTAATACTCATCGTAGAGAAGTGATTGAAGATTTACTTGATATTAAAATCTTCTCGGCTATGAATAGTGTAGTTAAAGATAAGATTCGTAAGTCTAGAGAGTCTATAAAGGTATTGGAATTAAAGAAAGAAAGTCTCTCTGATAAGGTAGAAATGCAGAAGTCTTTTATAGGAAAATTAGAGAGTAAAGGTAGAGATGATATACAAACTAATAGAGATAAAATTAAACTTTTGGGTATCGAGGTTAATACTCATATTGAACATAATGAATTAAAAGAAGTTGCTGTTGCTGAGTTGATGGAGGAACAATCTACAGTAATTGGAGCTGGTGATAAGTTAGTAAAACTTAACAACTTAAAGGGTAAAATTACTCAAAAAGTATCGACAATTACTAAAGAACATAAGTTTTTCACAGGTAATACAGTATGTCCTACTTGTACTCAATCTATAGAAGAATCGTTTAGGTTAAATAAAATTGCTGACGTTCAAAATAAGTCAAAGGATCTCAGAGAAGGCTTGAAAGAGCTGGAGGAGACTATAAAGTTAGAAGAGGATCGAGAACGTCAGTTCACCCAATTATCTAAGGAGATTACTAAACTTACACATGGCATTTCTCAAAACAATACAAGGATTTCTGGCCTTCAACGACAAATCGGAGATTTGGAATCAGAAATTCAGAGACTTACCGACCAACTTGCGAATAGAAATACTGAACATGAGAAATTAGCCAAGTTAAGTGAACAGTTAAATACTACCTTTGAATCATTAGGCGAAGAGAAAGATGATATTCAATATAAGGATTATGTTTATAATCTTTTGAGGGATGGTGGTGTTAAAAGAAAGATCATCAAGAAGTATCTACCTTTAATTAATAAACAGGTTAATAGATATCTTCAGATGATGGATTTCTATATTAATTTTACTCTTGATGAAGAGTTTAATGAAAAGGTACAGTCACCTATTCATGAAGATTTTTGTTATGCCTCATTTTCTGAAGGAGAAAAGATGAGAATTGACCTTGCACTTCTTTTCACATGGAGAGAAGTTGCTGCATATAAAAATTCCACTAATACAAATCTATTAATTATGGATGAAGTATTTGACAGTTCTCTTGATGGATCTGGAACTGATGAGTTCCTTAAGATTATTAGGTTTGTTGTTAAGAATGCTAATATCTTTGTTATCTCTCATAAAGAATCTCTTCTTGAAAAATTTGAAAGTGTAATACAGTTTGAAAAAATTAAAGGATTTAGTAGGATAGTATCATGAAGGTATTAGTTACTGGACATAATGGTTTTATTGGTAGTCATGTTTATTCTCATTTAATCGAACTGGGTTTTGATGTTACTGGTATTGATTTTCCAATTGATATAGGTAACTTTGCAGAGTATAGTGATTTGTATAATCCAAAGTTTGATGTGGTTATTCATCTTGCTGCATTTGCAGCACTTAGAGATAGTATTCAGAATCCAGATAAGTTCTGGGAAAATAATGTAGTAAAGTCTCAACCTGTATTTGATTATTGTAAAGAGAATAATGTCAGACTTTTATATGCTAGTTCTGCTGGAGTGTATGGTTGGTGGATGAATCCTTATGCGATTACTAAAAAGGTAAATGAAATACAGGCACCACCTGATAGTGTAGGTATGAGGTTTTTTAACGTCTGGGCAGAGAATGATAGTAGATCTGATATGTTGTATAGAATGCTTCAGGAAAACACTGCCACGTACCTTACAAGACACAGGAGAGACTGGATACATGTAAATGATGTAGTAAGTGCTATTTGTTGTCTTATACCCAGTAATCATACTGGATCTATTGATATTGGTACTGGTCAGACTACATCTGTTTTAGAGTTGGGTAGGGCTATGGGAAGAGGTAATTTGCCTATTAATGAAGATACGCCTGGGGAGCCAGACAGTTTGTGTGCTGACACAAGAGAACTTTACAAATTGGGATGGTGTCCTACAATAAATATTATGGATGTTGTACAGAACAATGCAAGTTCCGAATTGGCGCCACCACAGTAAGAAGGAGGCCAAAAGAAAGTTAAAACCACAGGCATTACGGTCTGCAAGAGAAAGACGCAGACAGTTATTAAAGTGTCTACGAACCTCCCACAAAGGGAGGTTTTCTAGTATTATGGCCATATAACGAAAGAACTCAATGACTGTCAAACTTGAGATTAAAGATCAACTTGCTAAACTCTTGGCTACAGAGGATTTAATTGTAGAACATAAAAATGTATCTACAGCATCCTTTGATGTTGACAAACGTGTTCTAGTCCTTCCTACATGGGATAGGGCATCGAATAATGTTTATGACCTATTGGTAGGTCATGAGGTTGGCCATGCATTGTATACACCAAATGAGGATCTAAGTAAATTTAAAGCACCTCAAACATATATCAATGTAACTGAGGATGCACGTATAGAGAAATTAATTAAACGTAAGTTTCCTGGCTTAGCTAAGTCTTTCTATCGTGGTTATTGGGAACTCAATGAAAAAGATTTCTTTGGTGTTGAAGATGAAGGTATTGAGAATTTGGCATTTATCGATAGAATAAACTTATACTTTAAAGGAAATGTTGATATACAATTTACTGATGAAGAAAAGGTATTTGTTAAGAAGACTGGTAACACTGAAACTTTTGAGGAAGCATGTAATATAGCTGAAGAGATCTATGCATATAATAAAACTACATCTCAAAAAAATGCATCTATATCACAAGAAGAATCGGATGATGCAGATTCTGAATTACCTGATTATATAGATTCTGATTTAAATAATGGTGATAATGATAACATTGAGGATGGTGATGAATCTAAAGGTGAAGGTGATAATGGAACTGATGATGGTCGCCCTGATTTAGGTGAAGATACTACTGAGTATGAATCTGGTGGTAATAAGTTTGAGATGCCAGAAGAAGGTATAACTGATAGGAATCTTCAAGATAGATTGGAGGAACTTATTAGTGATAATGTTTCCGAGACTGTGTATTTGGAAATACCTGATGTTAATTTAGATAGTGTTATTGTTTCCACTGAAACTATTTGGGGATATTTTGATAAAAAAATTAATGATAGGATAGAATATTGTAAGGAAGCTAATTTTGAATTTCATGGTATGGATAAATCAGATGATGAATATAGAACTTTTAAAAAATCAGCACAGAAGGAAGTTAATTATCTTGTTAAAGAATTTGAATGTAAGAAAGCTGCTAGTTCTTATGCTCGTACTGCTACTGCTAGGACTGGAGTATTGGATACAAAAAATCTTCATACTTATAGATTTAATGAAGATATCTTTAAGAAGATTTCAGTAATACCTGAAGGTAAAAATCATGGATTGATCTTCATTCTTGATTGGTCTGGATCGATGTATAATGTTATAGAGGATACTGTAAAACAATTATTCAATTTAGTTTGGTTTTGTAGAAAAGTTAATATACCTTTTGAAGTATATGCTTTTACTAATGAATGGTATAGAAATTGTGATGATGATTCAATACCACAAATACCTTATGGAGAATCATTACATCAAGAAAGTATTGCAAATCAAATATCTGTTGAGAGTGCATTTAATTTGTTGAATATTTTATCTAGTAAAACTCGTGCTAAAGATTTTGATGATCATTGTAGAAAATTATTTCATCTTACATCAAGTCCTATGACATTTCCTAGATTATGTCTTTCTGGTACTCCATTAAATGAATCAATAATAGCTTTGCATAATATTATTCCTAAATTTAAAAAAGAACAGAGTGTTGAAAAATTAAATACCATTATTCTTACTGATGGAGAATCTCAATCAGTATCATATTTTACAGAGTATACTTCTCATAGTGGTGAAGTACGTATGGGCAGATCTGGTTTTGGTTATAGATGTGTTTTAAGAGATCGTAAACTTGGTAGAACATATAGATCTATTGATGGTTGGTCTGGTGTTACTAAATGTTTATTGACTAATATATCTGAAAAATTTCCTAGTGTTAATTTTATAGGAATTAGATTGATGGAAGGTAGTAGTGCTCGTAGATTTATTAATAATAACTGTGATTATAATTATGATATGGTTGAGAATATGATGAAAGTGTGGAAGAAACGTAGATCAATTTCTTTAGACAATACTGGATATAAAAAGTATTTTGGAATATCATCAAGCAGTCTTTCTAATCAAAGTGAGTTTGAAGTGTCAGAAGATGCAAGTAAAAGTCAGATAAAACGTGCTTTTGTAAAGTCTTGTGGGGCAAAGAAGCTAAATAAGAAAATACTTTCTGAATTCATAGAGTTAATTGTATGAGTAAGATTGATACACAGGGTATGAGTGGCCCTGCAACACAGGGATGTACGGATAATGTATATCCTAGAGATGAGAATGGTGAACCAATCTATCCACCTGCCAACTTTAAAGTATGGCCTATCTTTGACGATAAAGAACGGGCAGAGTTGAAAGAGATTATGTTAGAGGCATTGAGAGAATTTAACAATGAACAAACATAA